CCTCGCGCGTGCATGTAGCCACAACATGTAGTGTAGACTATACCTCACACGCACCACCTATAGCCTAGCCTACACCACGCGCACGCATGCACGCACACGCGCACGAGCGCACGCACTCCCCCGCGCAATCCCAAACGCGCATGCATGCGTAGCCCGCGTGCACGTGAGATGAGCGCTGTCACAAGCCCCTCGCGTGTGTGAATTTGATTGCGTTTGTCGCTTGCGGTATAGCGCGTTTGTCGCGGTGTATGTGTGTAGTACTTAAGTACTGTATAAAAACTTAATGCGTATATAAAAAAGCGGCGCTACTGCTGCCCTTTGTGTGAGCTACAATAGCGCCGAAGTGGTTGTGGTTATGACAACACAACACTAGTAGTATAGCACATATACAATCACACGCAAGTCGTTGAAATCTGATGAAGCTACGTCGCTTCGTGTATGCGTAAGTGTTTGTAGTATCTATAAGAGCAAGCCCAAGCCCCGGACCGGCCCTTCGGGCCGGAGCTATTCGTCACTTGTACAGTGTATAACACATGCGCAGTGTAAGCCGTTGACAAATCAGCGAGTTTGTGCTATGCGCGATGATAGCTGTTCAACACGTATATAAGGAGTGCACATCATGCCAGCATGGGCAGGCGGTTGGGACAATGTGTTCGGTCAACCTCATGCACTCATAAAGCAAGCTGATGCAACGATGCGTAGTGTTGCACGCCTCACTGCGTCATATGGTGGCCAAGCCTTCGGTGAGATTGGCCGTGCGCTTGCAAACGGTGTCGGTGCGAATGCTGAGTACACCGTCGCACAGGTGCAAGCACGGCAGCACACACATATGGACATGGGTGGCAAGATACCCATCGCGCCGTATGCAATCGTACCGCTGCATGCTACCACCATCACGGAGAAGGAGGCGTTCCAAGCGCAGATGACGCCCTACTTCATGCCGATGCCCAATCCTGCTACACCTACTGTAGCAACAAGCGGCTACCCGGTGGAGAAGAGCGGCAACAGCGGTGGTGGCTTCATTGGTACTGTCAACAAGTCATAAGCAGGAGCTACCAACATGGAAGCTGATGCAGCATCGCTGAACTTGCCGCCTGAAGTCATGCAGATGATCCAGCAGTCAGGTATAAGCGGCGGTGAACTGACGCAGCTTGTACAACAGCTTCAGCAGATGTCGCCTGAAGAGATACAACAAGTGCTGGACCAGTACGGCATTCAAGCTTCTCCTGATGATGTAGAGCAACTGCTTAATCAAGCTAGCGGCACTCCTCCCACTGGCGAGCAGGAGGATGAGGTCGCAGCGCCGGATGATGATACAGCGTAACCTCCCTCGGGCTGATGTTTTCATCCGGCGCACTTATAACTAGGAGCTACACACATGGCGCAGCCATTTCGTAAGAAGCCGCAGATGCCTGAGATGGATGATGTCGTCAGTGCGTCAGTGATGAAAGGTGCACAAGCTCCTACACCACAAGTGCGTGGTGCTAAAGCATTCGGCACCGTCAAAGGCCCTGCTACACCACAGCGCGGTGGCGGTGTTGCAGGTGGTGGCCGTGTTAGCACGCATCCACGTGATCAACAGCAGCAGATGATCGCTGAGATGTACAGGAAGATAGCTGGCGGTGGTAAGAAGAAGCAATGACTGAACTACCACTTGCAAATGGTCTTGTCATTGATACACGCACGGGTCAGGCAATGCTGCCGACTACGTCGCCTGAAGCCGTTATTCAACAGCAGACGAAGAAGTTCAAGCAGACAGCAGATGCTGCGCTTGTACGTGGACGTGATCGTAACAATCGCAGTGTGCGTCGTGGTTTGGTTGACCTACCAGCAGATAGTAAGGCTGTAACTACAGCTGGTGTAGTGTGGCTGTACTTCACACTCGGCATCAACGACGCAGAGATCGCAGACGCCACGGGCTTGAAGCTGTCACAGATTGACATGATCAAAGGGCTGCAACTCTTTCAGCAGCTCGACACCTTGATCAAAGACAACATGCACCTCATGCAAGCTGACGATGTGCAGAAGCGCATCGACAACATGGCTGCTGACGCTCTCACCAAGCTTGAAGACTTGGTTGATGATGAAGACACACGCCCTGCTACGAAGTCACGCATCCTGATGAACATGCTTGACCGCGGCGGCTTCTCTCCCAAGCAAGTGCTAGAGCACCGTCACTCTCTTGAAGGTGGCCTGACAATCCGTCACATCCGTGAAGTGGCGCAGCCTAAACAAATGCCGAGCATTGATGTAGATGCAAAGGACATCACTGCACAGGTGAAGGAGAAGTAGCATGGCTATTGTTCCTAACAAGGACGGTCAAGGCATCAAAGCGAATGGCCACACTACAGGTCCAGTTGATGTGAGCTATTGCACACCTACTACATTCGCCGCTGGTGTGCCGTCAACTGCTGGCTATGCTAGCGAACTGCGTGCAGACAGTGCAACAGGCGATGTGTATCGCAACATCGGCGGCAGCAAGTGGATCGACTTGTAGACGGCGTCTATGTGCTTGCACTAGGTGCTGTAGTAGGCATGGCTGTCGCTGTGATCATGATTGCCATCTTCATCGCTGCGTCACCTTGCAACGTCGGTGCTGATGCTATCAGGTGTTGAACAATGCAGATCGTTGACTGGTTAATTGATCGTTGGTTGCAACGATGTCCCCACGATGACGGGCATGTAGCTGCTGACATTCTGGAAGGTGACGGCAACGGTGTGGAAGTAAAGTACTGTCGGCGCTGTGGTGCTGTGCGGTCATCGCATAGTAGTGAATGGAGGCGTCCACGTCCGCTGTGGTTCGCTAATGGCTAGTCGTCCGCGTACTGTACACGTTGCTGAGCGTCCTGAGTTGCTGCTTAAAGAAGGCAGCCTTCAGGACATCTTCTTGCATAGTAGAGCCAAGCTGCAAATCTACGGTGGAGGATTTGGCAATGGCAAGACAACAGCAGCCGTCATCAAAGCATTGCAACTTGCAGATCAGTACCCCGGTTCAACTGGACTTATTTCACGCTCTACTTATCCCAAGCTCAACGACACAATCAGAAAAGAGTTCATCAAGTGGTGCCCACCTAAGTGGATCGTCTCATTCTCAACAGGACAGAACGGAGACAACATCTGCTATCTCAAGAACGGCACCAGTGTCTACTTCAGATACATTGCACAGCAAGGCACGAAGACGGAAAGCAGCAGCAGCAACCTACTCAGCGCTACGTTTGATTGGGTCATCGTCGATCAAGTAGAAGACCCAGAGATCACACATAAGGACTTCCTTGACTTGTTCGGTCGCTTGCGTGGTCGTGCTAGGTACATCGGTGAAGATGCACGCATGCCTACAACAGGCCCACGTTGGATGATGCTCACGTGCAATCCAACCGGCAATTGGGTGTACACTAAGCTAGTCCGTCCCTTGCAGCAGTACCAACGCACTGGCGTAGTGACAGATGAGCTTATCTGCGTGCGTGATAGAGAACGCCAGCCGGTGTTAGGTGTAGATGGCAAGCCGCAGTTGTTGATTGAAGTGGTAGAAGGCAGTACGTACGAGCTGCGACATGTGCACGAAGCAGAAGGAGGCGACTTTATCCAAACATTGGAAACAATGTACAGTGGTCAACAACGTGACCGTTTCTTGCTTGGAAGATGGGTTGCCTACGAAGGACTTGTGTATCCTCAATTCGACTCCGCAGTACACCTACTTCAAGAAGGAGAAATACGCGCTCTACTTGACGGCTTTATTGAAACCCACTACCAGCCAAACTGGCTTGAAGCTTATGACTATGGTCAAGCACAACCTAGCTGCTACACACTTGCGTTCGTTACTCCTGAAAAGCATGTCATCATCTGCGATGGCTTCCATCAAAAGGAGATGTCGCTTGACGAACAAGTAGCGCGCATCAAGCGCATACGCAACGAGTGGGATTGTCAATTTGATGAGATGCACAAGACTATTGCCGACCCTTCGATATTCGGTAGACGTACTGTAAACAAGCGCACTGTTGGTAAGACAATCGCTGACATGTTCAAGGAAGAAGGCGTGTACATGAAGCGAGGCAACAATGACATCAACAATGGTGTTGTTAAGGTGGGCAGCTATCTCAATATCAATCATAGCCTGCTGCATCCCATTAAGCGTGTTGCTGGCTCACCTCGTCTATTCATTAACGCTAAGCTTGATTGGTGGACCGATGAAGTAGCTGGCTACTTCTGGCAGCAGTCAACATCAGGTGAACGTATAGACAAACCAGTAGATCGCAACGACCATGCAATGGACAACGTACGCTACCTACTCGGTGATATGCCTGACATTGGCAAGTATATCATTTCTGCTGCTGATCGCATACCGAGTTATATGACGTGGCAAGAACGCGACCGTGAAGCTGAACGTCCTAGAGGGCACCGCTATGGGTGACAGGAAAGAGCTAGTTGATCTCACCGCTGAAATACGGCATGAGACAGAGAAAGCATATCGCTTGCATGATGGCACACGCACAGAGTGGGTGCCTAAGTCGCAAGTCGAGGACAACGGCGACGGCACATTCACAATGCCACTGTGGCTTGCTAAAGACAAAGGATTTGTGTGATGCTCAAGTTGTGGGGCATACGTCACATACGCTGGCTGTACATGAGCTATCAAGTGCACAAGTGGGCACGTGAATGCAGCATGTTGGGCTTAGGCTTAGGCTATCCCAACGACAGCGACTTGCGTGTACTCGACGCGGTGTGGAGAGGTGAACGCTGATGGCTGAAGAATATGAAGCGGGTGAAGAGTACAACCGCCGTGCGACACCGGGCACGTCACAGGACGAAGCAGCGTTTAATAGCTATGACGGTGTTATGGCTAGTGATGCTCCTCCTGTCGATGATGCTCCTGTATACCGCGTTATAGGTGAGAGCAAGATACCCGTCAGCAAGCATCGCGGCCCGTTGTGGAAGTCACGCTACGATCAAGGTCGCAGCGCGATGAGTAAGAACACCGACGCTTGGAATGAAGCGTACCGCTACTACCGCCATGATCATACGCGACAAGGTGCAGGTAGCCGTCATGAAGAAGACAACACCGCAGCTGGTAAGTCACTCGCTGGCAACTTCGATAGCACAGAGAACATCGTCTTTGCCAACGTCAGTGCACTCGTCCCACTACTATTCACGAAGAACCCTGATGCGGAGTTTACGTGCGAAGACAAAGCCGATCAACAAAAAGCAAGAGTGATAGAGAAGCTTGTCAATGTGCTCGCTGCAAAGAAGACAACGCCCGGCTTGAACCTGAAGCGCAAGGTGAAGCGCAACATCGTAAGCACGTCGCTTACAAATCTAGGCTGGTTCGAGGTTGGATACACACTAAGGGGACAAAGCAGCGAGGCAGCGCTTGAAGAAGTGCAACGCTTGTCAGCTGAACTTGAGCAAGCAAAGGATCAAAAGACAATCAAGGAAGTTGAAGGCAAGCTACTTGCACTAGAAGAGACAATTGACATGCTCTCACCATCTGGTCCGTGGGTGAAAGTGCGCAGACCAGACCAGATCATTGTCGATCCTACAGCTACTGACTTAGACCTCAGTGGTCCTTGCAATTGGGTGATGATTGAAGACCTCATGTATACTTCATTACTACGCGCTCGTTATGGACGGAAGAAGCCGGACAGCGACGAATGGGAGTCTGTATTTTCACCAACCAACGTCATCAAGGCAGGTGTCAGCCCAGACCAAGGTGAACGTGGTCAGACAGACAACTTCCAACTATTTAGCTATTCAACTTCCGAGTACAGCAAGTACGGATACGCAGATCAGCGCAGCTTCTTAGCAGCGCAGATGACGAAGGTCGTCTATGTATGGGACAAAGTTACCAGACGTGTGGAGTTATACAATTGTAACGACTGGTGCTATCCCTTGTGGGTGTGGGACGATCCTTACTCCCTCGACCAGTTCTTCAGTGTTGTGCCAATGGAGTTCCACACCGATCCCATCACAATGTATGCGAAGGGAGAAGTTACTTACTACTTGGATCAACAGGATGACATCAACATTATCAACAATGAATGGGCAAAAGTGCGTAAGTTCGCCGCAGGCAAAGTGGTGTATGACAAGAACTCACTGAAAGACAACAGCGTGCTTGAGGCGTTGATAGCAGGCACACACGACACTAACACCATTGGCGTTGACCTGCCTGAAGGCAAGAAGCTGGGTGATGTACTTGGCCCCTTGCTGCCACCTAGCGCCGATGCGATGAAGTTCTTCGACAAGAAGCCGACGCTTGAAGCCATTGACCGCTTGTCAGGTGTAGCAAGCGTGCAGCGTGGTGTAGAGTACAAGACAAACACTACGAACAAAGCCATCGAGAGCTACGAGTCACAGATACAGACACGCGCTGACGAGAAGATGGACGCTATTGAAGACAGTGTTGGCACAGTGCTGTGGCTTGTTGCGCAGATGTGCTTGCAGTTCATGGAGAAGGAAGAAGTAGCAACGCTGCTAGGCGATGAACTTGCAGCAGACTGGAAGACAGTCGATGCGGATACTATTCGTCGCATGTTTACTCCGCGTGTTGTCGGCGGTTCTACGCTTAAGCCTACGTCTAGAGCGAAGAAAGAGCAAGCCCTCCAGATTAGTCAGATCATTGGCCAATTTACACGCGCAACTCCTATTGCTGCTGTTGTCGCTCTTAAAGTCCTCTCACAAGCGTTCGACAACGTCACT